TCATATGGATTGTCATATCATAATGTGATATATGTCCATAACCTATATGCATACACAGTATCTATAGCCTATATGCAGTATGCATGTATACAATATATCCTATGCTATATACAATCTACCAATATATGGGAGGGTATAGGGGCCTTTTTATGATCTTATCCTGGCTCTATCCTAAAGACACTTCCTAATTTTTCTAAACTTTTTCAGACTTTGTAGCTGGCTTTGTCAGTCCTATCTCTATAGCATCCCCAGATAGATAAAACATCTCCACAAACTATATTATCTCTTATTGGCGCCAAGGCTCTCAGAATATTATGTCCACATCACTAGCAACAACATCAGATTCTCGCTTCTCCGCTATGGATGAATCTATCCTAAAGCTCTTAGGACAAGGAGTCGCCGCATCCCAGGTAGCATTAGCTGTCGGAGTATCTGAGTCTCGTATATCTCAATTAGTTTCAGAAGATAAATTCGCCTCTAGATTGGCGGAAATTCGTCTTGGGTCTCTTACAAAACATAATGCAAGAGATGATAGATATGACTCTCTAGAAGACAGAGTCCTAACACAGCTTGAATCATCTATTCCTATGGTTATGGATCCAATGAAGCAGGTGCTAATTCTGACACGCTTAAATAATATGAAACGAAGAGGCGCTTCTTCTTCAGAACATATCCCGCAAAAAGCACAGGTAATATCTCTCCAATTACCAGTTAATATTATCAATCGCTTCTCTGTCAATGGAGCACAACAAGTCACAACCATTGATACCCCAGAAGGATCACAATCAATGGTTACTATACAATCAGGCCAAATTAAGAAGCTAGCACAAGATGCTGCTATCAAAAGGGATGAAATAAGAAATGAAAAACAATCTATACGAAACCCCGATCCAAACTCAGGTGAAAGATTCGGTCTCTAATCGAGCTATGTCTGGACTAAAAGCTCCACCTGGAGTAACTCTCGCTTCTGATGCAGCTAAAGTATCTTCTCAGCTATCTCAATTAGCTGCAGATCAAGCTCGTGCTCGGAAACTGTTACTTCGTATTCTTGATAGTCAAGTGGTATATACACAGGCTACGCCTGCATCTAGAGTAGATATTATCAATACAAAAGGCGAGTCTAATGGCTGAAATCCATACCTCAGATGTAGATGTAGAAGTTACAGAAGTAATTAATCTTGCTCGTGCAGATCTAGATTTCCTAGCTGCACTCTCTCTTCCAGAAGTATATAAATATGCATTCCCTCCAATATTCAGGGCAATGTGGACTTGGCTATGTGAACAGATAGCATTGAAGCGAGATTTCTCACAACTAGCAATTGGCTTACCTCGTGGATTCGGAAAGACTCTCCTAATTAAACTATTTGTAGTCTATACAATCCTGTTCACTCGCCGCCAATTTATCATAGTATTCTCAGAGAATGAAGCCAAATCTATATCCATTCTCAATGACGTCTTTTCTATTCTAGATGAGCCTAATATTAAGAAAGTATTTGGCGACTGGAATCTAGGAAAAGAATCAGATACTCAGACGAAAAAAGTATTCGGATTTAGAGGCAGGAATATTATTGTCAAAGGTGTAGGTGCATCTTCTGGTGTTCGAGGAATTACAGAAAAGAATGTCCGACCAGATCTTATGATCTTTGATGACATCCAATCTCGTGAATCATCTGAGTCTATTCTAGTCTCATCCGAGCTAGAGAAGTGGCTCTATGCAACAGCTATGAAAGCTAAGTCTCCAGAAGGATGTTTATTCGTATTTATTGCGAATATGTATCCAACTAAAGGATCTCTCCTTCGTAAGCTTAAATCTAATGATAACTGGGTTAAATTCATTGTAGGCGGAATTACAGAGACAGGTGAATCTCTCTGGGAAGAATTACAGCCTATTGAGCAGCTCTTGAAGGAATTTCAGAATGACCTCGCTTCTGGCCATCCTGAGATCTTTTATGCAGAAGTTCTCAATGATGAAAATGCATCAGTCAATAACATCATTGATCTATCTGCTCTTCCTGACTATCGCTTTCAGCCTAATGATATTCATCAGGGCTCTTTCTTAATCATTGATCCATCTAATGATAAGCAGGGATCTGATCTGGTGTCAATAGGCTATTTTGAAGTATGGGATGGTTATCCTTATCTTCGTCATCTTCTAGAAGCTAAACTGTCCCCAGCTGACACAATACGAGAAGCAATTAAGATGTGCCTTAATTATGGCGCAAGCATCGTAGGAATTGAATCGAATGCTTATCAATATTCTCTGAATTATTGGTTTGCATTTATCTGTGAGCAAATGGGCATATTAGGTCTCTCTCCAGTTGAACTCTACTCTGGTCAGACTTCTAAAAATGCACGGATATTATCTATGTTTCGCGCCCTCGCTAAAGGTGAAATAGGACTACATCCTGAAGTGCGTCCTGCTTCATTCATGCAGATTACTCAATTCAATCCTTTAAGAAAAGATAACACAGATGGTGTATTAGATCTTTTAACCTATGCGCCTAAAATGTTAGAACTCTATGGAACTGAGATTCTTAACGCCACAATCGTAGCAGAGCAAGAAGCTAATGCTATGGAAGTAATTGAATATAATTCTCCTTTCTGATGCTTCGCATCTTCTCCTTTCTAGACCTCTAGATACAAACTAAATATGGCAACCTCAACTAAAACTGCCGGTCGTGCACAACTTAATCTCATCACGCTCTCTGAGAACTCTCAAAAGCGTCTAGTAGATTATCTTAAGCAATGCCAAATGCTGTCGTATCAGAATTGGAATATTCGCGAAACAATGCGTAATATCGATCTCGCATATGCACGAGAAGAAGATCTGACAGAAGAGAATATCAAGGCGCGCCGAGCTAATCGCTATGGTAATTCTAATAAGCTTCAGAATATTACTGTCCCAGTAGTTCTTCCAGCGGTAGAAGCTGCAGTCACTTATCAATCTTCCGTATTTCTTACAGGTGTCCCACTCTTTGGAGTTGTATCTTCTCCAGATTACATGTCTCAGTCTAAACAACTAGAGGCACTAATTGATACTCAAGCTATCAAAGGTGGATGGAATCGTCATCTTATGATGAATTTCCGTGATGGATTTAAATATAACTTCTCTATCACAGAATGTTCTTGGGATCGCTTTCTCATTCCAGATTTCACAACTAATGTCGCATCCACTAATCCTAACTCCATCGATATCTCTCAAGTAGCTTGGGAAGGTAATGTAGTTAGGCGTTGGGATCCATATAATTCTTTCTGGGATATTCGCTACGGTGTTACAGAAGTCTCGGAGCGTGGTGAGTTCGCAGGAAATAATGATCTCATTTCTCGTGTGGAGCTTAAAAAGCTAGTAGCATCTTCGCCATTCATTATTCGAAATAATATCAAGCCTGCCTTTGAAGCACCTCAGGTAGGTATTTCTTTCGGATATGATTTCTCGCAACTATCTTATTACATCCCACAGATCTCACAATTCCAGACTGTCAATCCAACTCTTGCTAATCAATTCAATTGGATGGCTTGGGCAGGACTAGATGAAGGTCCAGGAAATAAGAAGATTGAATATAAGAATATCTATCAAAAGACTACTCTTTACGCTCGCATCATTCCATCTGATTTCGGCATCAATGTTCCAGCTGCTAATACGCCTCAAATCTGGAAACTAATCTATATCAATAATGATGTAGTTATCTATGCACAACCTTGCTCTCTCGCATATGATAATCTCCCAGTTCTATTTACCCAGCCTAATGAAGATGGCCTGAAATATCAGACTAAATCTCTAGCTGAGAACTCTGTACCATTCCAGCAAGTTGCCTCTGGAATGATGAATTCTGTCATTGCAGCTAGACGTCGTGCTATTTCAGATCGTACTCTCTATGATCCATCTCGTGTAGCAGAAGCACAAATTAACTCAGATAATCCGTCTGCTAAAATTCCAGTGCGTCCTGCAGCTTATGGTAAGCCAATCTCTGAAGCAGTCTATCAATTCCCATATCGAGATGATCAATCTGGTCTTGTGATGCAAGAAATACCACAACTGATTGAAATGTCTAATCAGCTTAATGGACAGAATCGTGCTAAGCAAGGTCAGTTTGTTAAGGGCAATAAGACTCGGAAAGAATTTGATTCTGTGATGGCTAATGCTAATGGTCGTGATCAGATGATAGCTATGGGATTTGAAGCACAACTGTTTACACCTCTTAAACAGATGCTTAAGATTAATATCTTGCAATTCCAGACTCCGGCTACAGTATATTCTCGTGAGCTTCAGACTGCTGTGAATGTAGATCCAGTAGCATTACGACAAGCAGCATTAGAATTTAAAATCTCTGATGGCCTAATTCCAGCTGAGAAGCTTATTAATGGCGACTCTCTAGGCGCAGCTCTAAATGCAATTGGAACTACACCATCTATTCAAGCTGGATATAATATGGCTCCTATGTTCTCATATCTCATGAAAACTCAAGGTGCTGATCTTACTCCATTTGAGAAGTCTCCACAGCAACAAGCTTATGAATCTGCTGCAGGTCGATGGCAACAACTTGTGATGCAGCTCTCTGAGATGGCTATTAAAGCAGGAATGACTCCAGATCCTAAATCATTTCCACCTCAGCCTACTCCTGAACAATTTGGATATGTTCCTGGTGCTCCTTCTCCATCTGTATCCCTAGCTACTTCTGGTGCGCCAATTGTCTCACAATACTCTCAGATCACAGAAGCTAAGAATACACCACCTGCTGCGCCACAAGGAGCACAATAATGGCAAGACTTATTCCTAACGACTTTCAAGAATACGCATTTGATACAGAAGCTGAACTTCGTTCTGCAATGCTTCTTACTGAATCGAATATTCAATTTATTAAAACTCAACTGGCTTCCGTAATGACAGAAAGGGCTAATCTAGAATATGACGTAATGACACCAATCACATCATTTGTCCAACAAGAGGCCGCCCTCAAAGGACAAATTAATGCATATCAATTTCTTCTAGATTCGCATAAAGCTGCGACTGACCTTAATTCTTCTGTCTCTAATTAATAGGAACCTATCATGTCTATCATGGATACCTTTCGTAACGCATTCTCTGGTCCATCGGCTGTGCCAAACAATATGAATCAGGCACCTGGTAATATTCCTAATCAGCCAGGTAATTTGCCAGCAATCCAGAATCCAATTGCAGCTAACTCTCCTGATGGTCAGCTTCCTGGTACCGCTCCACAAGCTCAGACTGACCCTATGGCAGAATTCCAGAAATTGTGGGAACCTGCTAAACCAGTAGATGGTGCTTATGTAGACTCTCCGGTCAAATTCACTATTGATCCAGCTAAAGTAAACCAATCTGTTAAAGCAATTGACTTTACTAAAATGGTAACTCCAGCTTTGATGGAAAAGATTAATGCTGGCGGTGAAGGAGCTATGCAAGCAACCATTCAAGCAATGAATGAGATGGCTCAAAATGTCATGGCACAAACCATGATGGCTAATACTAAAGTTTTGGAGAATGGACTCGAACTCGGACATAAGCGTGTTGAAGCTAGTTTGCCTGGAACAATCCGTAAGCAAACTGTTTCTGCTGCGCTCCGTGAAGATAATCCACTCTTCAATAATCCGGCGACTGCGCCAATGTTGCAAATGTTGGAAACACAATTGCTTCAACAATTCCCTCACGCAACCACTGCGGAAATTAAGGAACACGCTAAGACTTATCTGGCTGGCTTCGCGAATACGATTAAAGGACAAGAACCTGTCCCACAAGCTATTCAAGATGCACGAGGCCGTGAAGTTGATTGGTCTGCTATTCCTATCCAATAGCCTCCGGTTTAATCTAATCTAAGGAAACATATTATGTCTCTCGTTCGTCCAATGGTCCTCGATAATGGCGTAGCTCGAACTACTGCGCTTGGTGACATGGTTGCTAATTCTGAAGCAGTCTTGACTCTCACAAATGCAGCAGCTCAGCAACTTACTGCAGCTCAACTAGCTTCTGGTATTCTGCGTCGTGCAGGTCCTGTTGCTGGTTATGCTGATACGTTTCCAACTGCATCTGATCTGATTGCAGCTCTGTATAACGCACCATATATTGGTGGTGGTGCATATAGTATTAATGGTCTCGCTACTGGACTCTCGTTCCGGTTCCGATTCATTAATGGTGTTGCATTTGCTAATACTGTTGTCGCTGGTACTGGTGTTACTCTCGTAGGTACTACTGCTATTCCATCTTCTTCGTGGAAAGATTATCTTATCACGATTACGAATGGTACGCCTCCACACACCATCACAGTTACGACTACTAATGCGTCCAATACGCTCACCAGTATTTCAGTCGCTGATATGCTTGATGCTACTGTTGGCGCTATTGTGACTGGTACTGGTATTCCAGCTGGCACGACTATCATCGGTGTTACCACTAACACCATTGTTCTGTCTGCTAATGCTACTGCAACTGGCACCGTCTCTGTTGTCATTGCTCCTGCATATACCGTTGAAGGTATTGGCGGCGGCTTGAACTAATTAGTATTTCACAAATCACAATCTAAGGAATTATTATGTCTTCTGGTATCTTTACAACTGCCGCCCTTACGCAAGATCTCGCACGTAAGAGCTTTGCAGCTTACATTACTCGTCTGATGCCTAATGGCTCAGCTCCGATGTTCGGTCTGACTTCTATGATGAAGACTGAAACTGCTGTTGCTCCAGAACATGGTTTCTTCACGAAAACTATGCTCTTTCCTCAGCTCACACTGACTACCAGTGCACTCTCTACTGATACGATTCTTAACGTCTCGTCTAGTATCAATGTGCTTCCTGGCATTCTGATGCGTGTAGATAGTACTGGTGAGAATGTTATTATCAATAGCGTCCTCTCTGCTACGCAAGTCTCGGTACAGCGTGCAGTTGGTACTGTTCCAGCAGCAGCTATCTCGTCTGCAGTTAATCTGTATTCGATTGGTAACGCTTACGAAGAAGCTTCGCTTCGTCCACCAGCACTGATTATCAATCCAGTTCGTATTACCAATTTGACGCAGATTTTCCGTAATACTTGGGCTGTCTCTGACACTCTCCGTGTTACGCAAATGATTGCTGGTGATTCGAATGATGCAGAAAGCAAACAAGATTGCTCGATGTTCCATGCAGTAGATATTGAAAAGAATATCTTCTTTGGCCAGAAGTCGCAAGGTTCGCGTAATGGTATGCCTTTCCGCACCATGGATGGTATTATCTCCATCATTGGTAATCTGGCATATTATCCATCGTCGTATTCGTCTGCTAATATCTTTACTGCTGGTGGTACGACGAACTACACGCAACTCCAGAACTTCCTAGAACCTCTGCTGAATCAAGCAACTGATCCTAAGTCTGCTGGCGAACGTGTTATGTTTGTTGGCGGTACTGCTAAACGAGTTATCAATGATATTGGTCGCTTGAATGGTACGTATTATCTGCAAAATGGTAATACCTCTTATGGTCTGCAATTCAGCACTTTCATGACTGCTCGTGGTACGTTCCGTATGATTGAGCATCCACTGTTTAATAGCAACCCATCTTGGGCTAAGCTTGCAGTTGTTGTTGATCTCTCGTCTTTTAGTCTTGCTTATCTTGGTGATCGTAAGACTCAATCGCGTGACTTTAACTCCAAGGGTCAAGATGCTGCAGATAATGGTATCGATGCAGTCGGCGGTACTCTGACTACTGAGCTCACGGTTCTCGTGAAGAATCCTCCTGCAAATGGTGTGATCTATAACTTGACTGCTGCAGCACAGGGTTAATATAAGATGGGCTTGAAATATAGCCCACTTCTTCCCTTCATATTCCAACCAACCACTAACCGAGATATATCATGACAATCAAACGCGTATTTAAGAACACGATGCCTGGCACCCAATACCTGTTTAAAAATGGTAAGAGTGCAGTCTTTACTAATGGCCGATATGAGACTGATATCGACTGGGAAATTGCAGAACTGGACGAAGAAATTCGCCAAGGTATTCCACATATCTATATCGATCCTAAAGATACGACTGTAGATACTGGTCAAATTGATTTCATTCGTCAGCGTCAGATTGAAGCTACGAAACAAGCCATTCGTGACTATGAAGAGGCTAAGAATAAAGGTGAAGCTCCAGCTGTCAATGAAGTTCCTACTGGCGCTATTTCTCGTGCAGACATTCCAGGTACTGTAGATGCCACTGGTTACGCTAAAGAACCAGATGGTACGCTTGTTAAACCTGGCGCTGATGAAGCTCAACGAGTCCAATTGGACCGTAATGATGTACCAGTTCCTGACATTGGTGCAGCTAAAGAAATTAAGACTTCCGAGCATGACGTGACTATTGTCAATGCACCTCCTACGAACATGGCTAAATTGCTTGCCTTGAAACAAGCTGCGGCTACTGAAGTCAAGCCAACTAATACTGGCATTGCAACCTCTGCCAATAACGGCGGTGCTAACAGCAACTCCGCTAGCTAATTTCTAGCTCTTCTAATTAGTTTTAACCTGCGCATTCTAATATGGCTGCTACTCTCGCCTCCCTCACAGCTGATGTTATTTCTATCACAAAGCGTCCAGATATCACTGCGACTCCTTTGCATATTAAGAATGCGCTTCTTAAAGCTCATACTGCAGACTATTTTCTGAAAGATATCTATGAGACTAATTTCCAATTCGGAGCTGCAGCTTCTATATATCAGTTAGATTATAAGCTCTTGATTCCACGATTTAGGACTATTAAATACCTCACTGTAATCGATCCTATTTCTCTCCAGATGGTGAGGAGATTCGAGCCAGTTGAGATTGATAAAGTCATGGATGGTTATGGATATATTCGCACTGATGTATATTATCTAGCTGGCAACCAACTCCAGATTCGTTCTGCAGATACTGCAAAAGTATTTGGTATTGGTTGTTATCTATATCCAGATACGACACTTGTCGCACCATCCTGGATTGCAGATGAGTTTCCATTTGCTATTGTTTATGAAGCAGCTAGGACACTATTTAAAACTATCGGATATGACGAACAATCAGCTTCTATGGAACGTCTTGTAGCTGAAGCTATGGCAGAAGTTAAACAAACTGGTATTACCACACGTGGAGAATAAGATATATTATGAGTAACGCGTCTATTTATGAAGGTCAGACTTCTCTAATTCCAGTTGTTAATGCACTTGGAAATGTCTTCGAAGAGTGGCAAATAGCAACAGCCGCTCAGACGATTTTTAACATCGTATCCTTCCAATATACTCCAGGCACAAATACCCTTCTTGTTTTTAAGAATGGTATTTTTCTTCGTCGTGGGTTTGATTTTACTGAGTCCTCATCCTCACAAATTATTCTATCTTCTGGTGCTACTCTTAATGATAGGATTGCGTTCTTTGCTTGGGCTACAGAAGGTGTAGCTATTCCTAATGGCGGAGGTGTTCCTGCAGGAGGTGTTACTGGCCAAGCTCTGATTAAGACTTCTAATAATGACTATGCTACTTCTTGGCAAAGTCTGTCAGCGCTTGCATCTCTTCTAGACGCTCCTAAAGCTAATGTGGCTGCAGCTAATACAATTAATCTAGCAGCTATCTCGGCCACTACTAGAAACATTGCTATTAATGGTACAACAACTATTGCTGGATTCCAGATCGCTAATGGCCAACTTTGGGCAGTTACGTTTAATCAGGCGTGCACATTAGCTTATTCTGCATCTCTGATTACTCAGACCATAGAAGACATTAATGTAGTTCCTGGATCTAGTTGCTTTATTCGAGCTATTGCAGATAATGTGGTAGAAATTCTATCCTATGTTGCTCCATATAATCCAGCTAATAGTTTTAAAAATAAACTTATTAATCCTAAGCTCCTAATAAATCAAAGAGGTTATATCTCTGGATCTGCTGTTGGTGCTGGAACATATACATATGATCGCTGGAGGATTGTTTTTGCTGGACAGAGTTTAGTTACTTCTGTCATCGGTAATGCCCTTCGTTGCGCTCCACCTTCTAGTGGCGTAGAGCAGATTATTGAAGGATCTAATATTGAAGGAGGATTATATTCTCTTTCTTGGATTGGCGATGCGTCAGCTACTGTGAATGGTAATCCTATTCTTAGCGGCGGCACTATTGTATTACCTGCTAATATTGATGTATCTATTAAATTCTTTAATGGTACAATGCTTAAACCACAATTTGAGCGTGGTAGGAGCACTGTGTTTGAAGAGCGTCCTGATGCTATTGAAACCCTGCTTTGCCAAAGGTATTTCTATTCTTTTAATGGCACCTCTACTTATGGAATGGGGCAGGCTTATTCAACCACAGCATTAGCTTGGGTTGTACATTTTCCAGTTACCATGCGAATTAATCCTACAGCTACGTTTAATTCCATCACTGTGACTAATGCAGCACTAGCAGCTGCTACTGCAACTACTGCAGCTATTTCTAATGGCGGAACTAAAACTGTAGCTGTAGGAATTACTATCGCAGCGCCTACATTTGTTGCAGGTAATGTGAGTATCATTTCAGGTAACTCAGCTGGTTCTTACGCATTCTTCTCTGCTGAACTCTAAGAGAAAACACTATGTCTCAAGTAGTTTATAGAGGTAACCTCTCTTCTGCTTTCTTTCCATTTATATCCGAATATCAAGGTCGGACTGTAATTGTTCCTGCACAAGATAATAATTTTAACAGGCAACTTCAGTCTAGTGCAGATCTGGATAAAGACATTGGTATTCCGCAATTATATTATTGCCACAATGTCTTACCTAATGGTAATGGATTACAATCTGTAGGATATGAACAAAGAATTGGTGCAGCCTTTTCTGGTGTTCCTATGCGGCAAGCTTTCTCAGTACGAGATGACTCTATTGGGAGAAAAGCTTACATGATATATTCTGGAGAAGCTTTTTTCTTTGTTGAAAATGAAGTCATGGGTTATGGTCCAGGACAATTAGCATTCTGGAATGGGTCTGGAATGCAAGGCTTTCCTCCAGATCTAGCTACTAGACAAGTTACTACAGCGCATGTGGCTGGTATTACTTATATCTATATCGCAGGGTTATATTGTCTAAGGTATGATTTTATCAACGCACGTCTCACAGGCGTAAGTCTTGCAGGGCTTTCTCCTGCTGCTATCATTGCGATTACTGAATCTAATGGATATCTCATTGCACTGTCTTCTAATGCGGCTGCCTGGAGTTCTACACTAGATCCTACAGACTTTGTTCCATCTCTTCAGACTGGTGCAGGAGGTGGTTTAGTCGAGGGTATTAAAGGTAATATTACTTGCGCCTCTCCTACATCTAATGGTTTCACCATCTTCACAGAAGTTAATGCCGTATCTGTACTATATACAGGTAACTCTCGCTATCCATTTCAATTCTCAGAATGCACTGGATCTGGTGGTGTAGCTAGTCTCGAGCGCGTCACATATGAAGCAGATTCTGGATATAATTATATCTATTCCTCTAAAGGCTTTCAGATCATTCAATCTAAATCAGCACAGACTGTATTCGCTGATCTGACAGATTATCTTGCTGGACAATATTTCGAAGATTTCAATGATACCACAGGATTGTTTGAATATCAGACACTGTCTACGCCATTGCAAAAGAAGCTATCTTATATTGCTGCAAGATACCTAGTAATCTCATATGGTATTTCATCTCTTACTCATGCGCTTGTTTATGACACAGTGCAGAAAAGATTTGGTAAGCTTAAATTCGCGCATGTGGATGTATTTGAATATGAGCTTCTGACAGAAGATGTTTCTGATATTCCTAAGAAAGCCATTGGATTCTTACTTCCTTCTGGTCAAGTGTATGTAGTTAATTTCGCCGTTAGCTTCTCTAATAGATATGGTGTATTATTGCTTGGGAAATATCAATACACTCGCTCTAGGCATCTCCAGATGCAAAAGGTCGAATTTGAGAATGTAACTGCTGGATCAGGTTTTGGTGTAACTTGCTATTCATCTTTTGATGGAAAGAATTTTGACCAAACAACTCCAGGAGTATTGCTAGAGTCAGGGAAGAATGTAGCTACTTATGGATTTGATTCTCCAGCTGCACTAAATCATTCTCTTCTTATCTATGGCACATTTAATATGACAACAGTGGAATTAGCATTTAATATCCACGGGAGAATGTAATGGCAGGATTTAGATATTCCACTAACCTCGTTATTCCAGATACATCTTCTGTAAAGGATGTTATTGCGAATGAAGAGCTGACGTATATCTTAAATGCATTACGTACTCTCGCGACACGGATAGATGAAACTACTGGATCTCTTTCCGTACCTCAAGAAGATTGGCCTAATACTTCTCCTGCTATTTCTAATCTCGGAAATAACATATACAAGTTCTATGCATATTGTGACGTGGCAATTGCATATGGAATGTTTGTTAATTTCCATAACCTAGATCCTGTGTCTGTAGCAGCTAGGCCAGCTCAAGCTAATGGATTTGCTAATGCAGCTGGTGGATATTGTGTAGAACCTACTGGTGTAGCTGCAGGAACTTGGGGTGAATTCCAATCAGGGCCTGGACTTAATTATGGTATTTCTGGCCTAGTTCCAGGTAACTGGTATTTCCTCTCACCTACCTCTCCAGGCCTTATTACAGCTACACAACCTACTACGCCTGGACAGATTATTCAACTTGTAGGCCAAGCATTCACAGATAGAATTCTGAATGTTGGTGCATTTAATAATTGGCTCCTGATATAATATGGTCTCGTTATGGCTCCTACTCCTGATATTGGAATTTACATGTCTAAACCACGTCTCGAAGAAATTGATTATGCATTTGCAGCAGGTATCTTAGGTATCTCTCCTAGGCTTATTAAAACTGTAGCATTGGTAGAATCTAAAGGTGCTGGTTTTGATCCAGAAGGATTTCCTAAAACTCTATTTGAAGCCCATATATTTCATAAAGAGACAGATGGAAAATATGATAAGTCTCATCCAGGTCTTTCGTCTCTTAAATGGGATAGAACTCTTTATGGAAAAGGATGGCAAGCAGAGAAAGCTAGACTAGCTGAAGCTATAAAGCTAGATCGCATAGCTGCCTTTAAATCCGCTTCTTGGGGTGTATTCCAAATCATGGGATTTAATTATGAAGAATGTGGATGTGTCAGTGTTCAAGAATTTGTAAATTCTAATTGTCATTCGGAGCGCTCACAGCTCCTTTTATTTTGTGCGTATATTCAAAATAGAGGCCTCTTGCCCTATCTAGCTTCTCAGAATTGGGCGGCCTTTGCTAAGAAATATAATGGTCCTGGTTATGCTGAAAATAAGTATGATATAAAACTTAGGGACGCATATGCCTCATTCTCCAATCCCTGACAGAGCAATTAGTGATCCATCGATATTATCATCTCCTATGACTTCAGATGAATTCTTAGAGATGAAAGCAAAAGTTAAGGTATTAGAAGCTCAGATGGTTGAGAATACTGCCCTGACGAAAAAGAGTTTAGATGTCTCAGAACAGAGTCTTAAAATATCTAAAGAAGTAAAAGATTCTACGAATGAGTTAGTCGAACTAGGGCGGAAAGTATCTGGGACTATAGACCTTTTTAATATGGTAGGTAAGGTGCTAAAACCTATAGCTTGGTTAGGCATTGCAGCAGCTACTATGTATGGAATGGCAGGTGTAGTAAAGATGTGGGTAATTACAGCTCTTGGAAAAGGAATTTAAATAATGGATCCTATCACAATCCTATCTGCGCTCGCTACATTTGCTCCTATGCTAGGCAAATGGATGGGAGCTTCAGATAAAGTACAAGATATTGCTGAGAAAGCATCTGGTATTGCAGCTGTTGTTACAGGCAAGACGAATCTAGAAGAGCAAAAAGAAGCTCTTGCAGCAGATCCTGCATTACGGTATCAATTTGAACAAGCTCTAGTTGCACAAGAATCTGAGTTTGAAGCTTTGTATATCTCAGATAAAGCTGATGCACGGAAGCGAGACATTGCGCTATCTGCTAGTCCTGCTGGAAATGTCAGAGCTAATTACCTAGTAGCCTTTGCAATGTTTATGATTGTAGCTATCCTTGCTATTATCATTTTCCGAGATGTGCTAGATGAGTATGTTAAGACTACCATCACTTTGATTGTAGGTATGTTTCTTAATGAATTGAAAAATATCTATAGTTTCGAATTCGGCACTACTCGTAGGTCTAGAGAAAAGACTGACGTATTGAATAACTTGGAGAAATGATATGGCAGATCAAATTGCAGCCACAGGTGGCCTAGGAAATACAATTGCTGGAGTAGCTAATCTAGCCCAGCTATTTCTAGGTACTACTCAAAATACGACTGATAACCGTGGTACCACTACTACAGATTCAGGTGGCACAACCACTACAACTAACAGCGGCGGTACGACTACTACTGTTAATAAAACTGAAGCCGCTCCTGGTGCTGTAGATGCACTTATCCAATCTATTCTCTCTGGCGCTTCTGGCCTAGCTGCTGTTGCAGGAGGTCAGAGGACTGCTGGTCTTTATAATTCTTCTACTAATCAGCTTCTGGTGAATGATCTAGCTGCTCGTGCTGCTGCAGAAGGAGCTAAGCTTACGAGTCAGACTACTCAAACTACCACTACTGCACCCACTACTCAAACCTCTGTTAAAGCTCCACAAACTCAGACTACTCAGAATACTGGAGGAACTAGCACAGTTAAACCTGCTGCTATCAATCCTCTTATTCCTGCAGGTATTATTGGTGCATTGCAATTAACTCCACAGTCTGCTAAAGATACTATTAAGAATGCATTAGGTCTTGGCGTTAAGACTGCAGGAGCTGCTGCGGCTGCTAATGCTGCATCTGATCCTGTTAATCCAGATATTGAAGCTATTTATAATGATCCTTCTCGCGCACTTGATGTAGCTCAAGGCGCGTCTACTGCATTGGACGGAGCACAGAATGTTTCTGGGATTGGCGATTCTAATTTCTTTGCTGGTAATAGTTTGGCTGACTTTGGCCTATCAGCTGATACAGGCGAACAAGCTATCTCATCTTTCACAACAGCCTCAGATTTCACAGGAGACGCAGATGCAGGGTCTGCTTTCGATAGTGTAGGTATTGATGCTGGTGGCTTTGATTTCTCTGGAGTTGGTGAATCTATTACTGATGCACTTGGTGGATTCATAGGTGGGATTGGTGATCTTGCTAGTGATACAGCGTCTTCAGTAGCTGATGGAATTGGATCATTCTTTAGTGATTTCGATTTTGGCTTTGCTGATGGCGGTATTGTCTCTGGTAAAGATTTTAAAAAAAAGATAAGTGATCATGGCGCTAAGCGGAAACATTTCGCTAATGGTGGCGTTGCTATTTCTGATCTAGATAACGCAGGTTATATTACCAATACTGGACTTAGGAGAGAAGCTCCATCTCTTTATGATTCCACTGGTTCTGGTGGAAATAACCAGGATATTCAGAAAGCAGTACGAGATGCTGTTATTGGTGCTGTAGTTACTAAGCCTGTAAATACTCCTGGTAAACCAGTAAGTGTTGCTCCAGGAGGTACTGGCTATAATTCATCTGCTCCAGTTAATAATTACTCTGATGGTGCTGAATCTGGCTCTGCTAGTACAGGTCCAGTAGGAGATCCTGATGCTGCAGTCTCTGGTATCGGTGGTGCATTAGGTTCTGGTGTCAGAGGTGGTGCTAGCGCAGTTGGTAGCGCATTAGGTATTTCTGGCTTAGGTACTATTGCAGGGCTTGCTACAGCTACTAACCGAGGTGAAGCATTGGCTGCATTAGCTCCAGCTGCTCTTGGTATTGTTAGTCCTCCATTAGGTCTTGCACTTGCACTAGGTATTAAAGCTGTTAATGCTCTTAGTCCTTCTGATAGTGGTTTAGGCGGCGCTGGTGATGCTGCTAATTCTGGAGCTGCTGCAGGATTAGGAGCTGGCATGGGATTAGGCATGGGTGCTGGTATGGGATTAGGTGGTGTAGATATGGGATTTGGTGCTGGCATTAGTGCAGCTGCAGCTGGCATGGCCGCTAATGCAGCTTCTGACATGGCTGACGCAGCTGATGCTGATGCTGATTCTGATAGTTCTAGCTCTGATAGTTCATCTTCTAGCTCATCTTCTAGTTCTGATACCGGATCTGGAACTGGTGGAGGTAATGATGGCCAAGGTGGTGACTCATCTTCTTATAAATCTGGCGGCAAAGTAAAAGGTCCAGGTACTGGAACATCAGACTCTATTCCAGCAATGCTATCTGACGGTGAGTATGTAATTCCTGCAGACGTAGTTGAAGCATTAGGTATTCCATTCTTTGATTCGCTTCGTCAACAATTTCACACTCCAGTAAGGAGCGCATAATGGCTGGCTTTGATCTATCCTCTATTCTGCAAGATGCTATCCAAGGTGCTGAAGCCTTTGGCAATCTTGCAGAAGCTACTACAACTAACACTGCTGCTCAGATGGACCTTACAGGAGTTATGGTCTCTGAGGCACGTAATGCTCAAAAAGCAGCAACTGATATTGCTATCACTCAAGGTCAGGCTAAGCTCCAAACTCAAAAGAACGTGCTTAAAGTAGCTAATACTATGGGCACTAATGCTGGTGATACTGGCTGGCTTATTGGTGATATGGGTAAGAGAGTTATTTCTGCAGATCAAGAAGCACAAGCTGCGCTAGGTGTAATCCAGCAGAAACGATCTATTGATTTTATTGATAATCCTATCGGATATCTATACGCTCAAGCTACAATTGATACGGATATTAATGCATTTAATATGGCAAGGCAGAAGTCTGATCTTGCAAAAGATACGGCTAGTAAGCTAGAGTCTATGGGACAAGCTTCTTTCCTGACTCAGAATGCAATTGAACAATCTGTGACAGAATCTACAGTTAAGCAGAATGCTATTCTCCAAGGATATAAATATTCTAAAGAAGCTAATGATGCAGCAAAAGATGGATTACGGACTAATCTAGATGGTATGACTCGTGCTGCTCAAGCTAATGCCCAAGCTATTGATTTTAAATTCAAAGGATTAAACGCTGTCAATCAAGAGCGTGCGTATCAGACTTCTCTAGAACATCTTCGCCTTTCTCAAGCATCCTTTAATCTTCAAGCTGAAGCTAAGAAAGCTAAGCTAGATGAGGATTCTCTTATTGGGAAATTCGTAGCTAAAGGATTCTTTAATCATTCTGGACAAGATCTAGATCCAGTTCGTGCTAAAGAGATGGTAGCTTTGTATAAAGCAGGGCAGCCTGAGATTAGGAACTTCTTTAATTCTGGTATGCAGAGTTATATGATTTCTGCAGATGGTAAGCAAAGTGTTATCTCTACCTCTCCATATGATGCAGCTACTTCTTTTGGATCTGGAATGGTGCAGAATCTTCCACAAGCTCAGAAGGATGTAGGAGATTGGCTCGTTACGAAGCGCAGAGAATTTAATAACCAAGCAGTGCAATCTAAGCTTAATATTGATCCTAAAGATAAGACAGGACAAGAGAGAGCATTTAATGAATTCATTAGGAATACTGCTGGCTCTGCTGCTAGGACAGGGGCTGATATCTATACTCCAGCATCTCTTGTCACAGTCGCAAATAGTACTCCTGAATTGGCTAAGCTTCCTGTGTGGAAAGATGTTTTGGCTCCTATGGTTACTGCAGGTGCTAAGCTTGATGATCCTAATCTGGTACTAGGTGCTGTTACTTCTGCCATCCAAAAAGGAACTCTTTCATATAATGATGCATTAGGTCTGGCTACATTATATGGTCAGGGTGTGAATCTGAATAACATGTCTCGCAATTGGATCTCCACTGGAATGCCGAACGGTACGGGTTATATTGCTTCTGTAGGCGCATACGGTAAAATGGGTAAGGTATCTGTTGATCTGACAAGACAAGAACAACTAGCTACCTTGCTAAATAAATCTTCAGCGTCTGCTGCTGCTATGCGTATGAGGCAGCAAATGTTTAATAATCTTCCAGGCACTGGAAACTAAGGATAATATATGGCATACGAAGAACAGATCCCATCTGCACTAGGTGATTTGTCTGGAACATCTATCAATCCAGGCTATGCTCAAACTGCATTTCCAGGATATCTTACTGGTGCAGACTATCATAATGTAGGTAATACTGCTGGTGCTAGCTGGTTCGACCCATCTACTTGGGGCGATTCGATTGCTAATATTCCTAAGTTTGCAGCCGTATCTGCTCTCTCAGGCGCTGCGTCTATCTATGATAGTGCGGTTACGGTAGGTAACTGGTTTGGTGCAGATGTTAAGATTCGAGATAACCAAGAATGGATCGCATCTCTGGATCAGGATCTGGGACAATATTATTCTGAGAATCGCCAGTCAGCTGATCTTGCTGGCTTTATCGCTACGAGTATTATTCCTGGCATGGGTGGAGTTAAGATTCTTAATGCCGGACAAGCAGCACTTAAAGCGGCTAAGAATGCAGGAACACTAGGCGCTAATATGTCTCGTGTGACAGGCATTCTTGCTCCATCTACAGAGAACTTCGTTAAGCTTGCAGCTGCTGATATTAAAGCATCTCAGACAGTATTCTCTACTCTCAATGGTAATACACTTAAAGCTCTTGCATCTGGAGTACAGCAAAATGTTCTTGAAGGAGCGGCTTTTGAAACCTTTGTACAGGCGACTATGTTTAAGTCTCCGATACTTGATTCACAAGATAATTGGGATATTGCTAAGAATATTGCAATCGGTGGTGTTCTTGGAGGCGTTGTTGGAGGAGCATTCGAAGCAGCAAAAACGTTAGGCACTATTAAGTCTGCACGCTATGCTGAAGATTTCAGAATGAAAGACTTTAGCTCAAGGGAAATAGTTCAACCTGGAACGTCTCCTGCAGATCGTATTATTCTTGGTGCTGAGAATCGTGAACTTACTCCTCTCGCTAAAGCTCCTGAGTTACCTCCTAATCCAACTGCTGCAGATAAAGCTTTGTATGACGCACAACTAGCTAATGCGCAAGCAGCAATTAATAAGAAAGCTAAACAGATTGATCTAGACGCACGTAAGGCTATGCATGAAATGAATGCAGGCGCATCTGATGATCTTATTAATGCTGTTGCTGATACTCAGATTGGTATGACTACTGAGAGAGCTTTATCTAATTGGCATGGTGCTGTTGAGATTACTCATCCTACAGTTGTAGGGAAGCTAGAAGCAGAAGCTGCTAAGAATGGTACAGGAGATATCTCATCTCGCTGGATTAATCTAGCTGGAGAGAATTCTGGTATGGTATCTTATGAGATGCCTGCAGTATTGTCTCTTGCAGATAGATTAGGAAAGCGATCTGGATCTATTGCTGAAGCAGTATTGAGTGAAGTTAAAGGATTTAAATTCAAGCCAGATTCTGTGTGGGATCCACTGCCGTCTTCGACGCAGAAGACTTCCTGGAAAGAAGCTGAAGCTAGGCATATTTGGGCTGATACAGTAGACGCTAAAAAGCTCTTACCTGATATGTCTATTGGGCAAAATGATATTCCTCTTCTGGAGAGAATGGTTAAAGATGGTCGTACTGATTTCCGTCTCCAAGGCCGGGGTGGTAAAGAGTATGTATTCGATTCTCCATCTGATGTATTAGTTTATGTAGAACAACGGAAGGATCACATTGCAAATGAGATATTGCGCCGTCGTCTTGGTAAAGAAGGTTTGGAAGATCCTGTTGAAACTACTACTGCCGCAATCGCAAAGATTGTGAATGTGGAGCAAGGTTATCTTGAGGGAACTCGTGATGCTCTCAATTCTAAAAAGGGTCTATTTGCTTGGCAAGATCAAACTGCCGCACATCAAGCAGATCTTATTAACCGCGGTTTGCTGGGTGCTAATGATCCCGTTACTCCTATTTATCTTAAGCCTAAAGTTGCTAAGGTAAATTATAAGATTGATTCAGATATTAATTCTGATGGTCATGTGCTAGATGGAATGACTTGGATTAAATCTCAACAGAAGATTGCACACGAAGATGCAAAGAGAGTATTTGCTAAACAAGCCGGTGAAGATATCTCAGATCGTGTAGGAGATATTAAGCTTGAACAACTTCTTCGTGCTAATTCTGGTGGTGCCGGTGCTGGCTTATTTACTTTTGCAAAATCTAAGTATGGCGCCCTAGAATCTGAGATGCAAAAGCTAGGTGGCGTATCTAAAGATTTGCAAATTACTGCTAGGCGTGAAGTAGATAATAAGATGCAAGCAAGCTTGTATGCCTTAGAATCTAATAAGGAAGCTGCTATTGAGTGGTCTAGTGTGAATCAGCTTCTCTCTAAAACATCTGAGGATTATGTATTTGATACGAATAATATTCTAGGTCTTGGTAAAGATACTCTGATTCCTAAGAAGGTCAGAGATGCTGCAGCTAAGCAAACTGATGATATGGAATTTGATGCAGCTAATATTGCATTACAAGAAGGCGCCCCAGAATATATTAAATTCCAGAATTGGGAAACAGCTCAAGCATTCAAAGCACATACAGATCTAAATAGTGCTAAGCAAGTTAATCGTACTGAGAGAAACGCCGCACAAGGTAAGCAAGATACTCGTGATCCTGAGATTGTCCGGAGTGTGAATCCATCTCCTAAAGACTTCCCGTATTTCGCATTCGTAAAAGATCCACGTGTGACTGGAGCTGGACACACGACTATGCTTTTTGGGAATACTGAGAAGGAACTACAAGCTCTTATTACTAAAACTAACAGAGAGTTTCCTGAGTACGAAGTGCTAACGAAAAAGGATACTAAAGACTGGTATGAGGCGCATCAAGGTTACGAATATGAGCGCGGCCTTAATGAGAATTATATTGATGCCTCTATGAAGAGAGAAGGTATTTATAGCAATTTCTATACTCAGACTGATCCAAAGAAAATTGTCAATGATATTCTTGGATATCACTATCGTGCTGCAGACATGGAAGCTGCTGATCTAATGCGCTTGCGGCATGGAGAAGTATTTGATTGGCTAGAGAATCAAGCACAAGGACATTCAGCATTGGAAAGTTCTAAGTTCCAGGGAGGTAAGCTGGAGACGATTGCACAAAATGAAAAGAATCCTTATATCTCTTATATTAAAACTGCACTTAATCTCCCTTCGACTCCGACAAGTAATCCGTGGTGGTCGCTGAATAAGTTCATTGACACACAAGGATCTAAGGTGGTTGGTCAAGTGAGACAAGCATTTGATTCGGCTGTGTCTCCTGCTGATCTTGCTAATACGAATGCAATCCTACAAAAATATGGATCACAGACTGCATTGAATTCCGGGAGCGAGGCAGCTCTTATTAATCATACAGCTCCTAAAGCTGAGATATCTAAATTCGTTCGAGGCGCTAATGCAATCATGTCCCGATTCACTCTCGGCCTCGATCCTCTTAACGCACTTAACAATGCGATCGGAGCGAATGTCTTGCGTGGAACAGAGCTTGCTCAAATTACAAGAGCAATTGGAAAAGGAGACTCTGAGATTGCAGGAGAACTCGCTCAGCTTGCCAAAGTTAAAATTCCAGGAGTAGAAGATTATGTCCTCTCGCCGGCAAAGCTTATTGGTAGGTCGCTCCAAAGATTTAGCAATGCAGAGACAAGAGCGGCTCTATTGCAAGAATATAAGGGGCAAGGATTTATCCGATCAAGGCTTGAGCAATTCGCGTCTATACAAGACGACCTCGCATTACATGGAACAGAATCAGTCGGTGAACTCTCTGAAAGACTTGGATCTGCTTTTTCAAAAGCGAAAGCATTAGCTGGGAAAGGTCTAGACGCAGGTGAGAAATATACTGGCAATAATTTTGCAGAAGAGTTTAATCGCTTTATCTCTGCAGATGTTATGCGTCAGGTGACAGACTTAGGTCAGAAGCACGGATTGCTTTCAAAGTCTGAATCTCTTTCATACATTAATAATTTCGTCAATCGTGTCGAAGGTAATGTAATTGCTTCTCAGAGGCCTGGTCTTTTCCAAGGTCCTCTTGGACAGGCTATTGGTTTATTCCAATCATATCAATTCAACATGCTTCAGAACATATTCCGATATGTAGCTGAAGGTGAGAAGAAAGATCTTGGAATGCTCTTGGGATTACAGGGTACATTTTATGGTCTGCAAGGTACGCCTGGATTTAAATTCCTTAATGACCATGTGGTAGGAACTCTCTCAGGGAATCAAGAGCATCGAGATATCTATGATATCACACGAGGTATAGCTGGTAAGACTGGTGGAGACTGGTTATTGTATGGTGCTGCATCTAATATTATGCAGACTAATCTTTATTCCAGAGGTGATATCAATCCACGAACTCTCACCATTGTTCCAACTAGTCTTGCCGAAGTACCATTCGTTGGTGGCATGGGTAAAGTATTTGGAACACTGTATGAAACTGCTCAGAAGATTGGTCAAGGTGGAAATGTTTGGGAAACTATTCGCCAAGGTATTGAGCACAATGGAGTGTCGCGTCCTCTGGCTGGACTAGCTCAAGTGTCTAGAGGTATTACTGGACCAGAAGTATTCTCCACATCTGGAAAAGGAAGTATCTTAGGATCTAATGATCTCATGAGTTTGGCGAGTCTCTCACGTCTAGCTGGTGGGCGCCCTCTAGATGAAGCTATTCAGAATGACACTATGTTCTCTATTAATTCCTATGAGGCAGTAGATAGGAAAAAGAAACAGATGCTAGCTGAGACAATTAAGACAACTCAAGTCCCAGGTCAAGAAGCTTCTGGTGATCAGATAGTTAAATTTGCAGAACGGTATGCAGAATTAGGTGGTAAACAATCTGGCTTTGCTAAATATATGATGGAGAATTATACAAAAGCAAATACAACTCAAGCAGCAATCATGGCAGCTAAGCTGTCTAATCCACTAAGCTATAAAATTCAAGCCCTTATGGGCGGAGAGGAAATGTAATCATGGCAATTAATGATCGTCCAAGTGACTCGTTAGGTTTCTCATATATTGATCAATTGCAATATAACTCTGCAGGTATTCCACCACTTAGGAATTTTACTGCTTATCGCTTACGCGGTGAAGTAGGCGAAGGTAAAAGAGCATTTGTTTTAATTCATACTGGGTATGACAGGACTGGTAACTGGACCAGAGATGGAGCTAATATTGGTGGGCAAACTAATCCTGATGGATATGTTGGTACTTCTGCAGATGTAATTGGAACTAAGATTACTTGGGTGCCTACTAATGCAGGAGGCTATGTTATTCCTCCGATGGTAGTTCCTATTGTTTTACCTGCGCCAGTTCCTAGTACACCTCTGGCTAATACTTATTATAACAACTCTCCTGATACACTAGCTTTCCGGAATATGCTTTCTGGTGTCCTTGCTGGAACATCTCGAACTTTTGTTATGGAAGGTGATTCTACCACAGCAGGCGTAGGCGCAGGCACAAGTGGAATTATTGGTGCTTACGCTAATACTTATGCCAGTAAGCTAGCTACTGAACTTGTTGCTGCAGGATATAATGCTAACAATGATGCTATTTTCGGTAGCCAGTTCGTATCAGGAACTGCTACTCCGTACTCTCAATACAATCCAAAGCTACAACTTACGGGTGCTTGGGTTGTTAATACGGCCCTGGTACCAGGTTATCAACCTTGGACTGTTGGGGCTGCTGGAGCTAAGTTCACTGGTGCGTGGGGAAGTCGTATTTATAATGCAGTGGATGTGTATTATATTCAGTTTGCTTCTAACGGCACAGTAAACGCTAGTGTCGATGGTGGTGCTACTATTCAGAATATTGATATGTCTGGTACGTCAGGCCCTGTACGAAAAGTTACAGTTCCTGTTCCTCGTGGAGCACATGCGTCTTTTGATCTTACAACTACTTCAACGTCACCGGTATATATTATTGGCATTGTTCCACGTGATACCACAGTGGGTGAAATTAATATTATTCAGTGGGGCTTCTCTGGTGCATTGACTGCTAGTCAGGCTACTACCACTAACCAGTATAGTCCGTCTAATGCTGCAATGCTTGCGCTGGTTGCTGCTGATATGGTAATCTTTCAGTCTACTATTAATGATGCAAGGACTGCTAATAATACTCCGGACGCTACTTATAAGGCTAACCTTAACACGATTACGGCAGCCTGGATTACCTCTGGTGCTAGGATTATGTTGATGAGTGGTATTCCATCTAGTCTTGCAGATACTACTCTGGCTAAACGCAATTCGATTAAACAACAAGTTGCCGATGTTGCTAGTGAGAAGTCTTTGGTGTATATTGATTTCGATGCTAGGTGTGTAAGTTACGATGCGTTGACTGCTAAAGGTTGGACAGCAGGCGATGGCTTGCACGGTAACATTCCTTGCTATGCTGATGAAGCCCAGTGGCTGGGTCAAATCATTCGTAACATGTAAGATGTAATATAAGGAATATATAATGCCTAGCTCATTTCAATTAGGTGCGTTCCAGCAAACAGGTATGGGAGGTCCAGGAATTGCGCCTCCTAATATTACCACTCTTGCTGGTGCGGCAAGGACTGTAACTGGTACTGATAATATTGGTGCAAATGATTTCACTATTCTAGCTGATGCATCTGGAGGTGCGTTTACTGAGACACTTCCTGCTGCAGTATCATATCCAAATAGGATTTTCAATATTAAAAAGATTGATGCATCAGCAAATGTGGTTACAGTAGGTGTGACAGGAGGTAATACTATTGATGGCGTAGGGAGTAAGACTCTTACCGTGCAATATCAGAGTATCATGGTGCAATCTAATGGGGCCAATTGGTTTGTGATATGACAGGAAACATAATATGACATACCTAGTACCTAGAACAGCATTCGTTTCCAAGATGGTTCCATCTACTGGAAGCACTATTAGTATTCCTGCACAAGATACTCCTAGCATTATTGCTATGATTAATAATGTAGGATTGTTGCTTGCGCTTACTATTAATTTGCCTGTAGGTGCTAGTCCTGGTCAAATATTGCGAGTGACATTTAATGGCGCTATCACTGCCGTTATCTGGGGCGGTGCTGCTAACAATGGTGGATTGACTGCAGCATTAGGCGGAGGTTATGTTGTGTTTGTTTGGGATGACACAAATAATATCTGGCGTAGATGTGGATAAGATATGATTACATTTATCTTTGGATTCATTCTAGGTGCTGTGATAGGAATAGCACTCTGGACATTAGCAGGTAAATAGTATAGACGTAAAAAAGCCCTCTTGGATATTACTCCTTGAGGGCTTTATTTATTCTGGAAGCTTTGTAAATGCTGGCAAGACATTATTTGCTAACCATTTCTGTCCTTCTTCAGTCAGTAACTTAGCTGCCTCTTCTCTGTTCTCTATTACAAAAGATGTGATTCGTAATCCAACAAGAAGCTGACCTACTCTAACTTGTCTTAATTGAATCTCTCTTGTTCGTGGACTGTAAAGATTGATAAGCATATATTTCTAGCACGAGATTACAAAGTGCATTTTATTTGGATCATCTGCACATTGAACTGGATTAGCTTCAGGGCGCTTTTCATCACAGCGATGCACGTGACTCCAACCATTTGTAGTTCCACACGGTTCAATTTCATTAGCTCGTTTAACAAGCTCTTCGTCCGTGATATCTTTAGGTGCACAGAAGATAGCATTGAAGAGGCGTACCTTGGTACAAATTACATCTGACATTTCTAACTCCTTATTGTAACGGCAAAATCTTCTGAGCTTCTGGCATAATACGCTTATTCTTCTCAAGCCTCTTCTGTAATTCTCCACAAATTTTTGCAATATCTTCTGGCATATATTCTCCATCCAGAATCAGATCACAGTATGCAGCGATGTGTCCAATACGTTCTGCGAAAGAAGTATCAGTTGGAAGATCATGTAAGATCTTTCGTAGCGGTTCGTGAAGTCCATTAGCAAGTTCTCGATTAAGAGCGATTACTTCTTCTGGATAAAAATCCATTGACCAAGGCATAGTTTATTCTCCTTTCATATTCTTAATAACTAAAGACCTAGGCTCACAGAACAATGCACCTTCTCCAGGTTCTTCTAGTTCAATCATAACCATAGGTCCATGGAGTTCAATTTTAGCTACGTAACGAAATACGTGATAAGCGCCGTCTGAAGATACTACAGTACATTCAGTCTTTTTGTTTTTAATTTCGATCATAATTATTCCTTTACGTTTGTCGATTGGTTAATATCAAGATTACGAATATTCTTTAAACTAATATTCCCGTGACTTGCTTCTACTTGCATTTCATCTAGCCTATCCAAAATCCATTCAATCCGTTTCCCCTGGCTAATTGCATCTTCCAGTGCGTCATGCTTAACAAGTGGTGCATATTTAGGATATTCAATATCCAAATACTTACACACATCATTTAGTGTCCGTGTATTCTGACCTACATAATACTTAAATGGATATGATCCATGGGCTGCATAGTATGCATTCTTAAGCCATGTGATATCTTGTTCACCTTTAGTATAAATCTTAAGATCATTTAGATTTCCATCTCCACATACTTCTAGGCACCAGATATGGAAAGAAGAGAGAGCAGAAGATAGATCAATGACTCCACCAAATACAATAGATCGAGTTGATTCATCTTGTGTACTCCACCATTCCATAGTTCCTTTATCTACATGAAGACCAAATGCTTCAGAAGATTTAGGATTGATATGGATATTAAAAGGTTTATGTGCTAGAATTGGATCAGAATGGTTATTGATAACACATGCTCCGATCTGAATGATTGCTGCATTATCTTCTAAAGACATTGTTTCTAGATCTAGAGAGATACGTGTGATTTTAGACTTATGCATTTTTATCTTCTCGTGCGATTGCAGCTTGGTCAGAATAGCTTCCGTCTTTATATCGCACTTTCAATTTAGCGATATTAGCTTTAATGCATTCTTCTCGTGTGATTTGAAGCATCTGACGCAAACCTGCCATATAGAATTCTAAATCTCCTAGCTCTTCAATCACATTAGTTACATCTAACACTTTACCATAACAAGTGTATTTCTTAATTGCATCAATCAATTCACCTGTTTCACCGCCACATCCGAGAAGCATGTGGTCTAGATTACTCTGAATAGAGCCACGATCTTTAACTAGATTACAAACAAACTCTTCATATGTAATCCACTTAGCTGACTCGCCATCACGAATCATTGGGAAGACTTGAGTTTCTGCGATGAGACCATTGTATGGGATAGACATTTATATTCCTAATTAAGCTGATACATCCAATTCCTCTGAAGTGAGGAAATCTCTAAATGAAACCAGGCCATCTGGTTCCTCCTTCTTCTCGACAATCAGAGTTCTGACTGGTAAGAATCCTGCACCAACAGCTTGAATCTTATCAGCGAAGAGAAGCTTTCGGAGAATTGCTCCTAGCTCATCTGGCTTTTCCAATTCAGACTGCACTTGTTTCCATATATCTTTTAGTGTGACAACACCTTCTGCTTCATAAATATAAGATACTACTTTATGCGCCACATCTGCTGACTTAGCTTTACCGAATTCTCCTAATGCTTTAGGCATGAGACGTTCGATATATGTGAGATATGTATTCGCTTGAATGACTGTTGTTTCTGAAATATCTTTTTCTAATCTTGCTGCTGCTATAACTAGACAGAGTTTTAAAAGATGTATAGTCCTGCGGTTAGAGTATGACTCGAACTTAGGATCGTCGATAGGGACGTAGGTCTGATAGATCGCATCAAACAGACTGTATGCTCCTGGTCTAAATTGGTAAGCACCCGTGCTATTCGTTCTAATTGCTTGCAACAATCCAACAATGTGAGATGTTTCGGAAGAGTCAGGACGGCGAGGTATTGTGATTCTCTTCCCATTTGGCTCTCCATATATAAGTAACAGCCTGGAAAAAAATCCTTGTCCGATGATTTCAGAAGGAAAGGCTCTAGCGAAGTTTGATGGTGTATTACCAGATAACACTGTGATGGTGGGATTGGGAATCCAGTCGGAAGTTCCGGTCTTAATTCTATTTTCATATTTACCTTGCCAATCCCACATAGATCCTAGCATCGATAAGAAGTCTACATTGTTAACACCAAAGAAGTCATTAGCTTCATCGGCTGCAATTAAGTTCGGAGTGCAAGCATGCATATTCATTTCTGCTGCATCACCAAATAGGTTTGAATCTAATACATCTGACTCTTCTGGAGCTGTCTGCTTAGCAAGATCATGAAGATATTTTTCTTTAGACGTTCTCTCTGCAGCGATAGTTGTATATCCTGCTTGAATGAGAAGCTTCTTCATTAATCGAATTGCAGATGATTTACGAGTTCCTGCATTTCCAATAAGCATCGTATACATATTAGGATATATATCTTGATGCCCAAATTCTACCCAAGCATTGCGTTCCAGAAGAGCTGCTATTCCTACAATACTAGACCAGCGGTTAAAGCACACAGGCACCTCACCCCCGGATGTATAAGAAAGATAGTGTGAGAAAAAGTCTTCTGACATTTGGAAGTGAGGTATATTAGATTATTCTTGTGCGTCTGTATCAGCTGGCTGAGATTCAGAACTCATAGTTGCATATGGTTGTAATGCATGACCGGTAGTAATGATGTCAGCGAACTCTTTAATTGACGGAGGTGCATCTGCCCAAGTGGCTACGCCTCTTTGAATAAGAGTTTTAAATAAATTCATCTCACCTACGCCACGAACTGTGATTAGAACTTCGTTCTTTACGCCTTTGAATTTTGTGACTGTAATCATGCTAGCCCCTTGCGAATTTAACCATACCACAATTATTGCAGCCGTAATGTAGATTGTCATCCCAAAGATTATCAGATCCACATTGATAGCAGCGTCCAGTAAAGTCTCCGGTAGGCTGGTTACTTGGATTGGTTTCACGAGGAGGAAGATTAGGATACTTGTGAGGAACTTGATTCTTATTCATAGGTGGCTTTCAGAGAGTTTACGAAATGGTGGACGACCAGACTTAGCTAGTTCGAAATCATATACAAGATAGTCTTTCTCAGGAGTATCTGTGTAATCATGTCCCCAGAGTTTGATGTAAGAAAGAGTTTTACCATCAATCATTCCTGAGTTTAGGATTGTGATATATTCATCTACTGTGACTAGTGTAGAATATTCTCGTGTGCCGGAGGTATGTTTAAATGTGAGATCGATCATTGGATATATTACCTATTAAATTCTTTGGCTTCTGTATCTGCAAGCATGATATCATCCATAATAGCTCTATTCAGTTTCACTCCAATACTTTGCACCGATACCTTCGACTCCAATTTTAGATGCTGCAGGTACGGTGAAACGTCGTAACTTCCCGTCAGCACCGATAACTGATACCGGAATTTCCATTCTTTTTCTAACCTCTTCAACAAGGTAGGTGTGTCCAACTCTGTACTGGAAAAGTATGCTATCGTGAATCTGCGCGCAGAGCTTAAAGTTTTTGGAATGCTCAGGGTGTATAGCCAGGTCATAGAATACTTTCATATATGCTTGGTTAAGGACCATAGCATTTAATGATTGAGATGGATGTGCGACGTACGAGTTAAGAGCTGGCTTAGACTTAGTAGGATCTGAGAAGCAGTAACGAGTCCAGCCTGTTGCACCAGTAAGTTTTTTGTGTACTTTAATTTGTTCTATGAGATAGTTGTGATAGCGTCCTCTAATGACTGGGTATGTTTTATCGAATCGATCAAGGAGAAAGACTGCGATTTCTCGTGCGGTCCATTTAGGGTTAAGACCGAGCAATCTACCAGCTTCGTAGATTGCTTTTTCTCCCATGGTGTCGACAAGAACGTCAGGTCCCATGTTGTAATTAGCTCCGTGATTGACCCGTTTGGCAAGGTTCCTAAGCTTCTTATCCTTGGTGACTTTTCTAACAGAGTCATAAATAGATTCGTATGGAACACCGAAGAATGCTGAAGCATTAACAGAATGGAAATCTCTTTCTCCCGATACGGCGGATATGAGTGCTTCATCTCCAGCAATGTGCGCGACGTCTCTTGCCTCAGCTTGTTCCAGATCGCACTCGCCGAATAAGAATCCTTCATCAGCAATAATTGTCTGCTTAACTGTATTCCCGACAGGAATATTTTGTATATTGAATCCACACCAGAAATGGTGTTCCTTAGATGCAAGACGTCCTGTATCTGTTGCATGTGGATTGAGTGCGTATAGGACTCTACCTCTGAAGTCTTTACTTCCTTTATCATCTCCTTCTTTTGCTGAGTCATCTTCTGTCCTTAGGTATGTTGATTTAACTTTTCTCAGTGCACGAATACCCATGAGTTCTAGATCATCAGTCTTAGGTACACCACGAATAAGATCAATGACACGAGAATTAATTGGATGACGATAGGCTGCTTTAGCCATATGCTTATCATCTCTAGATGGCATGTCTTGGCATCCGAGAACTGCGAAGAGAGCTTTCATCTGGATAGGAGAGTTGACATTGAAATTCTGGACATTAAGAATTTTATCTAATGATGCAGATCTTTTCTCTACCATCTTTTCGATGCCAGCTCTTGCACCTTCAAGTCTAGATTCGTCTCTTTTAACTCCAAGCATTTCAGATAAATGACACGGGAATTGCACTGGGAATTCGAGAGTGTAGTTTTTATACGCCCAGTTAGGCGCCTCTTTAATCCAAGCGAGGAATACGTGTGCAGTGGCCCAAGTGTCCTTGGCGTTATACAGGTAATATTGTTCAAGGTCTTGTGTATCTGCCAGATCTTTCCAGTACGCCGCTTCACGAACAAAGAATGATTGAAGGAATGCAAGATCTTTTGGTAACTCAGAATACCAGCAATGAAAGAGCGCGGCTGTATCCCAAAGATAGTTATATATAGGCGCATGGTATCGCGCGAGGTAAGATAGATCATATTTTCCATTCTGAAATATCTTCTGTGCTGGATTGGAATTGATAGTTCTCATTGTTTGCACTGAGGACATATCTGTCATAGGAATCACATAAGAGAATGATTCGTAATGTGTCCCACAATCTTTGAGTCCGGTGTAACCGATACAGCGTATAGCTGCGTTCTGCTTAAATGTCTCAATGTCGCAGGCAATGATTCCACAATCGTTAAGAAACTGAATTGCTTCCTGTTGCTTCGCATAGGTATCAGCGATACGCCATTGAAATTTCGTCGTAGTAAGCCATCCCTCAGGAGCGACCAATTTACTTGCCCACCGCTGAACGAGAAAAGATCCATACGGGACTGTGTACATCTGTTCGAGTGGATCACAAAATACATATTCAATCCCATCTTTTAAGAACAAGCTGCCTGCATAATTATCTAGAGTCGCATTAGACTTACCTGTAATTTTTGCAAGTAACGCCTGTGATGTAGATAATACTCCAGTGATATTTCTAGTATTATGCTTACAATACATAGAGACTTCAGATACTGTGGAGACAGGACGAGTATCTACAAATACTTTCTTGCCTCCCATAAGAGGCTTAAGTCTTGCGAGATGTGGTTTGTCATCCTCAGTTCCTAGAAATAGAAGATTGTCGTGATTCATAATGGTGTTGGACTAGAATCTTTATGAGAGAGAATCTCTTTAATTTCAATCTCAAAATATCTTACATCTGCATCGCCTGGAATTACTGTGAATACTTGTGTTTTAATATTCATTGCGAACACATCACCACGAGTAGTCACTTCGTAGATAAGAGATGATTTGAAAAGAGACTTAGCTGGTGCCATAACAATAAATGCCTGGCCATTATAGAGAAGTGCTTTCATGGGTAGCTCCTTTTTTCTAGCTCTGCCCATTGTTCATTAGCTAGATGTTTAAGTTCTTGGATCTCAATGTCTTTAGCAAGTTGTAGCCTATGTTGATAGTCCATATAAATAGACCAACATAGGTATTTAACAGCTTGAGTAATCGCGGTTGGTCTCATATCATTTCCTAGAATGGAATGTCATCATCCATATCGTCATATGAATCAAACAGATCTTTAGCTCGTACTACTTGCCTATTAGGATCTGGATAGATTTCATCTCTTGGATCACGAGAGCGAATAGCAGGTTGTGCTTGTCCTTTAGGAGGAAAGATACCTTCTTCTTTAATTGCATCATAGAGTTCTCTAGAACAAGTATCTTTATTCTGCACTTCGGGGAATGCCCACAAGAGATAAGACCTACCATCTTTTGTGCAAGCTAATTCATTTGGTGTCTGTCCTTTATACTTACCAAATGTTAGCGGTGTGTCATCAATAGGTTCATCACCTTCTTCATGACGAGAATCTTCTAGCATGTTATCCATAGTTTATACCTCATGGTTAGTTGCTCGGATGAGCAGGGAAATATAAATTATGAATCCCTCCGAAGAGGGACCAGATACTAGACCTTATGCGTCAATATCAATCTTCTTCAAGAGCATAGGCTTCTCACCATTGTACTCATTACCAAGTGCAGTAACAATAGTAACGGCAACTCCTGGCTTAGTAGCTTCAATCAGCTCACGAGTATTACCATCCAGACCTGCTTCTTTCAGAGGTTTCAGAAGCATCTTCAACTGACCTTCACCGAATTCATTACGCGATCCATCTTTCTTATAGATGCTAATGAAAATAGTTGCTTCATCACCTTCGTTAGGAGCAGCTGCAGTAGCATCAGAGAGTTCGATAGCTGCTTTGTATTTGAATTTAGCAATGATCTGTTGACGCTTACCAGCTTTAGGTACTGGTGCAGTCAAGAACATATCTGCAGAATGCACACCTGGAGGGAATGCTTTCGTTTCTGGGAGGTCAGCCAAGTCATCAAGGGTAGCGTCAAGGAGAGAGTCGTTCATGATAAGTAATTCCGGAAATGTATGTTAGGTTATGGTTACGAATGGTTAGGTTATGCATGCATTTATTTTTTCATTTAATTTCCTTCTGTTGAATTAGTACTCGATGAGAGAAGAAGACTGCTTTCTCTGCATCGTAGATTGGATTGTTTCCTTTTTTCTTCTTACCTAACCTAGCTGCTGCAATGCGCCAGATCGCTTTGAATGTATTAGCTTCAGCATAATTCATATTGAGAGCTTCGATAATATCATTACACTCAACATCATATGGATCAAATTGAGAAGTAGGATGCTGGATACGAATCTTATAATAGTTTACTGAACCACCAGTATGTTCGCCGTCGTCATTATCCTGCTGCTTCTTTTCGTTTGGCTGCGAGTCTTGCTGCGAGTCCAACGAGATTGCTTGCCGCGATTGATCCTGGAGTTGCATTGCTGCTTGTTTGCGCGCTTGAATTGGATTCATCTTTTGTTTCTCCTGCACTTGTTTGTGCATCTGTTGTTTCGGTGTTAGTGGTGGGATTGATTGGTTCATTTTGCTTACTAGGTTGTTCTTTGAAAAGAATATTATTTCCGCCTCCGGCAAAGATACTTTCGAGGGATGGTTCATTCATTTTCTCCAGTGTCACATCAGTCCTAGAACCTACCATGATATTCATAGTGCTAGTTGTACCCGAGGTGAATTTATGTTTCAGATTCGATACTTGTGCATAGATACAATGGCCGAAATATTTAGCAGTGTTACGAGAAAAATTCTTAGTACCTGCTGTTGGAACTAGCTTAACTTTCCCGTCTTCTAATTCCACTTCTGTCTCATGAGAGATACAGACTACATTGAACTTAGCTTGCTGCACATGGGATAGAAAAACATCCATAAGCTTACCAAGGTTACCCCAATCTGTAAAGTCAAGCTTATAGTCATCAGGCTTATCTTTAGTGATGTGGGAGATGGCACTATTAGTAAGCTGAGTAAGGGAATCGAACACAACAACGCTGTTAGAGTCAAGTGCGTTAAGTTCGACATTTGTAAAAGGTGCTCCAGATTTTTTGCATATTCCACAATCAATCTTACCGTGTGCTTCACAGATAGCGCACTTACCTCCTTTGATTACTTTCAAGCATGTCTCAATTGCAATCGGATAAGAGCGAGTATCTGCTAGAGAGATAAGTTCTACATTCTCTTGTGCTTCTGGAGGAAGTTTGAATAATGTAGCGTGTCCATTCTCAAGATCGAACCAGATAAGTTTATGCTTAGCTGCGAGAAGAGATACGATCTGAGTTTTACCAGTCTTAGGAGGACCGAATACTAATACAGATTGTCGCGCTCCTCGTGGTGCATTAGTTAGTTTCATAGAATGTAATCTCCATTAGTGTCTGCTGTAATCACAGCTGGAATTTCTTCTTTAGCAAGCTGAGAAAGAATTAAGTCTTCCATCGTGACCCTGACTTGGAATTTTTCAAGTTCCTTTTCCATTCGGTCTTCCTGTTCGGAAGATAGTTTTGTTGTGAGATGCTTGGTTGAGAGAGTGCATGTCCGGAAATACTCGCATTCACGGAAGTAGCTATAACAAGATTCGCCATGCATAGGATAAGTTTCGTGTGCTTCATACATTTTAATCTGTTCAATATCCAGAAGCAATTCTTGAATCCATAGTGCACGAGAGTGATATGATTTCTCAAATGGAAGCTGGATATATTCTTCAGACTTAGATTGATATACTAGATAGATGACTTTATAAGACGATAATGCAGGGAAAATCGCATCAAGCACAATTGAATAACCAATCGCTTGCGCTGAGTTTTTATACTGAGCAGGATTAATATTGGTCGCACTGGAAGTTTTGCATTCCAATACCACGACCTCACCTGTTGTCTCATGCTGTAAGACGGCGTCAACAAAGCCGCGATATATGAATCCGTCTGGTAAGCTGATACTGAATGACAATTCATTTGCAGGCTTACCTTGATACCAAACAAGTTTATATCCATCTAGATACCCATTTTCTCTCATTGAAATGAATTGCCTGATTGCAAGCCATGCTGTGAAGAATGACTTATTTTGCTTATCATTCTTATCGAATAGGTCACATGGCCAGGAGAGAAATGCATTCTTAAGACATTCTTCTTCTGATTTATCTTCTAGTGCATCTTGAATTCCAGTACCTACCATGTGTCCATAAGCAAAGGTTAGACTAGAGCTTAAGTCTTCAGCCGATTCCGAATCTGGTTTAGCCGAGAGCTTATAGAGCTGGAATCTTCGTGGACATTCGTGGAGTTTGAGGAGACTTGAGTAGCTGAGATTGAGGATTCTTTTGTCGATTGGATTAGAGTCCATAGTATCTGTTGCTCCTGGTATGTGAGACATGTTTCGATATCGCGTAACCAGAGATATATTTTAAATACTTCTGATAGGATATCTTGTGTGTTAGTTAATAGAGTTGTTTCTATTAATGGGATATAGACCTTGCGCTCCGCGGGAAGGATATATTGGTATACATCTAACCACTCAGCTAGTAGCTTGTATTTTGGGAATGGCCACATTCGTGCAGCCAATCGTGTTCTTAGCTCAGCCTCCTTAGAATCCCAGATCATCTGTAGACACTTTCGAGAGTGCTTTCTTAGCCGCTGCGGATGTAGGTTTAGAGATCTTAGTTGCAATCTCTGTCTGAGTCTGAGCTTTTAAACCTGAGATAACAATTGCGAATTCTTCTTCAGCTAGGAGTGTGACAACAGCTGGATCATTCTTAAGGTAGCGATGAATCTCTTGGAGAAGAGAAGGCATGCGAGGATTATTTTCTAGGAGTGCAGATTGAAGATTTAAGATCTTCTCTTTGATCTGTTCGTGTGATGTCATTTCAGCCATTTGATCGCTCCATTTTAATATACTTCCAAGGGTAGGTAGCAGAATAATCTTGTCCAGGACGTCCGAATGGATTCTGTTTATTAGTGGTGAATACTACTAATGGCTTATTACCTGGAAGACTTTCTGTATTGTCTAGATAATGCATGTAGACTACTTTGGGTAGAAGAGATTCTATAGGAGTAGTTCGATATTTCATACTAAATCACTAAGTCCTATACTGTGTTTAAGATAAATGATAAGCTCTGCCCCATTATGCTTATGAGATATAAGAGCTCTCTTACAATCATCTGCCATCTGATGCTTATAAAGAGTGTCCATATCTTTTTCTTTAATTACTGCTTTTAATATGCGAGCATGTACCCTCGGATTAGCCGAAATCTTTACGACAAGATCTTTTTTTAATTTATTCCAAGCTGGCTGATAGGTACGCATATTAGGAGAGAGGATATAGATAAAGATTTAGATCTGGAAATATCTTTATCTATATTCTTGCTACTGTAGAGCAGATAGATTAGGCAATAAAAAGCCCCGGACCTTGTGAGTCCAGAGCATTTATATTCTAGCTAATTACAGTCGGGTGAACTTTAGCTGAAAGTCTGCCAAGCTACGAGAGTAGTAACCTTGATCGTTATAATAAAAGGCTGCATCAACCCATTCATCATTAACTTTCATTTTACCGTGTGCAAGGAAGATGTATTCAGTTCCTGTTGCATTATGCTTGTAGCGTTCGGCCATCTTAGAAGCCCAGATTTTCAGCAAGATTCGTATTCTTCTCTTGAGTCAGAAGCGAGTCTGCTTTCTTCATCAGGAAGTCAACACATTCACCGAAGTTCTCTGCTTGCTTAGAACCATTCAGATAGATGGTAAGCTGATCCTTGAACTTAGGCAGGAGAGTGTCCTTATCTTCATGATTCTTCAGAGGATTAAGCTTCTGTGCCAGAACTGCAGCTTGCTTCTCAACTTGCTTAGCAGTCTTACCAGTGAGTGCAGGCATAGATGCAATGTAATCCTTGAAGAAATCTTCCCAGACTTCCTTAGCAATACCACGACCACGACGTTCAGATTCTGGCTGATTAGCAATAGCTTCCCAGGTGAAATCTGCATAAGGGAAGTTGTCAGAGGTAATAGAAGTATCTTCCGAGAGACGAGACTTAACTGCATCTTCGATAGTATTCTGAACAGCTTGTTGCAGAAGTTCCAGTTGCTTACCACCAGCTTCGAGAATAGCGATGATACCTTCAACAGATGGAACTGGGAGCTTAGTTTCAACAGTTGGACGCTTTGTTTCTACGCCAGTTTCTTCATCTTTGATTTTACGGAAACCAAATTTAACTTCCTTGATATCGATCTTAGGATCGCTATTTGCAGTAATAGTGCGAGTAGCTTCTTGCGTTTGACCTTCGACGTTTTCCAGAACTGCTTCGTTTGACATAATATTTCCTAGTTAAAAAGATTAGAGAGATAGGTTGTGAGATGACTTTTCTTCTCAACCTGGAATGGAGTATGGCATGTGCATGGGCATGTGTCAACCCCTCCCCAGGTAGAAGAAACTAATTAGTGATTTTAGTTTTGGATAGAGGTATGATCTATTTCTTTCATAATATCTACACCTTCTGCACATAGGACTAGAAGAAGGAAAGTCGCAGTATTTTCCCAGTGATTTACACCTTCTTCTCTAATAGCTAGACTATCAATTGGAATGTAATGTTTTTTATATACTAGATTCCAAATAGTGTCATCTACTGGAAGAGAAGGATATCTAAAAGATAGCTGGGAGTAGATTGCATCTTTTTGTGAGGGAAGTATTTGCATATTAATCTTTCTTAATAATCAAAATCATCATAAGATGGTCTATCTTCTGGACCTGCTTGTTTAGTATCTCCACAGATACAGCATTCTAACCAGCAAAAAGAATGTGTACCATTTGGAATACTTGGATCACCTTCATAATCTTCTTTGTATTCGTATTCATGATCACATTCTTCTAACTCAGGAGGTTTATTTGCAGATATCATGATTGTAATTCATTCCTATCAAGCTTACCCTTAAAAAACTCAGCTTTCTCTGCAAGAGTATTACCTTTAATTCTTTGATTCTCAATTCCTTTTGTGAATGTGTCTTCTTCGCAGATAACAAAGAGTTCTTTCTTAGGGCGCGTTACTGCTGTATATAGAAGTTCACGAGAGAGCATAGTGTTATGAGAATGATGGAGACATAGAAATACTTTCTCCCATTCTGAACCTTGAGATTTATGCACTGTGATTGCGTAACCCAGGATGAGATTATTTAATGCTCCTGCATCTTTGATTCGGATAGTTTTCTCTGAATCAATTAGCGTGAGTTCAATGACATGAGAAGCTGCACGAACACGATCGTCGTCTCCTGAAGATACTGTAACCTGCTGTAGAAGGAAGTCGATATCTCCTTCGCCGTCGCTCTTTTGTAAGCTAGCTGATTCTTTATTTTTAGCTTTATGTCCCCAATAATCAAGGTCACAAGATTCAGATTGTGCAGATGCCCCAGTATATTCTGGATTGGCATAGATGTTTGTAATGATAGCATCTTCACGATCATACAAGCATTTGTCTCCAACTGAATAATATGATTTTCTAAATCCGTGAATGATCTCCCAGACAATTCGCTGATCTCTTTTCGCAATCGCACCAGCGATGTATTTATTAAGTTCGTCTGTACCACAAGACTTGTTAAATGGGATGAGGATTGCGTCTGTTTCAGGATTATAAGTGCCATCTGATATTGCCATTAGAAAGAATTTAGAGAGTGTAATTACTGCAGAATCAGCTGAGATACGTTTTTTCCATGGATGGATAGTTAGTTGGGAGGGTACTTTCCATTCTGGATATTCGCTAGAGGGAATTGCCTGTCCAGACAAAATACGATGTGCAAGCCGAATAATCGGACTCTCCAAAGCTTGGCGGTACACCTCTGTAAGTTCAACCACTGGTAATTCGAGCATTTTATAGCCAAGAATTGCGGAACCGAATACTGGCGGTAATTGCTGAATATCACCGAGAAAGATATATTGGACCCCATGTTCCATCGCATCATTAATTTCTCCAAACAATTCTACTGATATCATTGATGATTCTTCGAGAACGCAAACACGAATATCCTGAGGGAGAGGATTAGATGCATTTCGTGCTGGCATGAAAGACATTGTAGTCTTTTCTTTACCTGTCTCTTCATTTAAGACTGTATCATAGACTGGCTCATATTCGAGAAGCTTATGAATTGTTAGTGCATTGTTTTGTAAGTCTGAGGATAGATTCTTACGGATATTATTAGTAGCTCGTCGAGTATAGGCTGATATAGATACACCTGGAGTTGCAGATGGTAGATATTTATGGCCATGATTAGACATAGGAGGAAGCATTCCTGCATCAATCATGGCTTGAATCATTCCTTTTTGGCAAGTTGTTTTACCTGTTCCAGCAGCGCCAATTAGGATGCAAGATTTACCTGATAGAGCTAGATTGATAAATTCTTGTTGCTTTGCGTTATAAGTAATGAGATTTCCGTGTTTGTCAGCAATGACCATGCCGGACTGTTTCCCATCATTCTGCGCCATTTCAGGTACCACTGAAGTCGTTTCTTTGCTGGAGTTAGACGAGACTTCTGTTTGCGAGGTTGATTGTGTTTGGACATGATTTGTATGAGATGGATTCTTTAGCGCATCAAGACGAGACTTATGTGCAGCTAGGATTTCTTTAATAGTTGGCATAATATGTATAGGATGATATATTTATGTGTTAGGCCAGGATTCTGAGTCTGGTTTAGTTTGTGGTAATTCTTCTGGCATGATAGCTTTAGCTAATTTCATAACAGTAACTGATCCTGATGATGCAGTACATACTTCTTTATGAGCCGCCCTAAATACGCCATCAGTATCTACGTATGTACGAGGATAATTAGCATCTTCTCCTTCTGGAATAAGAGCTACCCATTTTGTTCCAGTATTACCCCAAGCGAATGGAGTATTGCAATATTTGCATAGTGGCATGATATATTTCCTAGGATCTAGATATAGACTCACGAATTAGCACATAAGGAGGAATATTAAATTCTTTCTTAGGTGCACGAAAAGAGAGTTTAAGCTCTAGCTGTTTCCAGTATTTCTTTCTGAGATAATCTGGACAGATGACAATATATGATGTATCTTGATGAGTAATTACACCTTCTGAATACCAATCGAATTCAGGACACATTTGAGATTTTAGATATTCTCCTGTCCAATGATGGATGTAATATTTATCTAGAGAAGATCGTTCTGAATGAGAGAGGTAAAAATCATTGATTAGAACTGAGTGTAAGACTAGCTCTTTAGGATGTTTAAGAGTATGAATTTGATCTAGAGGAATATGAAGCTGTGTCATGATATATTTCCTAATGTCCTGTCCAATATCCGAGAATGTTTTTATGACTCATACCACCTAGAGATGAGAAACGTATTTCTGTCACTGGGAGATGTGTGATATGAATACATTCTGCGAATGCATGTAAGACTTGAGATCTGATTAGATGGAGAGAAGTTATTTGAGAGCGAGAGATTGGAATGCCATAAGAGTATGATTCAGTAATTCTCATTTCTTTTCTCCCATACGATATAGAGTCCCATTAACTTCTTTATACAGATTTAGACGTGAGTCATACTGAATATTTGTATAAGGTAATCTGTGACTCCAGATATTAGCCATGGTAGCTTTTTGAACTTTGGATCTAATATCTAAGCACTTAAGATAGAAATTCCAGTCTGTAATAGTGAGAGACATTATAACTTCTCTCCATTTTCTTTATACCTTCTTGCCATATCCCAATTAGCTTTAGCTTTTAGATATGAGAATTTATTAGGATAATTCTTAGCTAGAGGTTCCAGTTCTGGTGCTGCATTAATAGCAGCGATTTTATTCGCATCTTCACTGGAACTCTCCGAGTCCAGAATTGTGAATGATGTAGCTTGTTTACCACCTAGATCTATGTCTGAGAATCCAAGGTAATCTGCATGTCGTTTCTGACCGTTGCGAAGCAACTTCATCAGAGAATGAGATTGGATATTACCATGGATAATATTATCTTCACAATGATGAATTAGTTCAGATATGTCTCCAGATGGAAAACGCCAGATAGCATCATCATTTGCACATGCACGAATTATTTGTTTCCAATATTCATTAATAGGAATAGGACGGCGTGTGATTGGATGAGAAGTTAGGAATTCAGGGAAATTACCTGCTACTTCTGCCCATGATGCTAAGACGATAGATAGATCTTCGACTGATGTATCTGCAGTTTTAATAAGACGAGATAGAGATGTTTCTCGTGATTCTAGCCGAGACTTATATTCTTCTCTCTCTGATGCAGATTTAAGACCATCATACCATTCATTGTAATTAGCTATCCATGCTTGAATCCAATGATATGAGTTTTCGAGATTACATGTATCTGATGATATTGCAAAATGTGGGAGGACAAAAGATGGATGCTGAATTACATCTACTTTGCCGATGATATGGATAAGAGCTTCCATATTATTAGCTACGATAGATGCTGTTTTAGCTGTGTATTGTGCAGGAACTCGCCAAATAATTAGCTCTGTAGAATTTAAGAGAGCTAAATATAGGAGATATGATTCAGTGGGAGATAGTTTTCCGATATGCCATTGTCCAGCAAGAGAGATAAGTTTCTTTTTGGATATGGAGAATATAGGATGTGATACTTCTCTAGATGAGAGAGATAGAGGCATATGCTCACAAGCGAATATGACGCTTGATTTAGCACAAACGATTGATGCCATAGGATTGTCCTAGTTAGAATCTATTAGAATCTCTGGCAAAGCCAGTATGTTGAGACAGAATTATCTCTATATGTAGCCTATGAATTAAGCCACATATAGAGATAGGGTAGCATAAATCTACCCATATGTCAAGAGCTATTTACTAGAAGAGATTAATGAGTTCTGATACTCTTGTTCTTGTGATTCTGTCATAAGATCATTAGTCCACATATATGCTTGAGCTGATTTAATTTGTTCTAAGTTACATGCACTTGGGTCATGAATATATCTTAAATAGTCTGCATACTGTTTCTTATCTCTGGATAATGTTTCACTGTTTAGCCTAGCATCTATATCTTCATCCATACCCATAGCTTCAGATAGTCCTATCTTAGGAATTAGGCGATATGATGGAGAAATAGATCCATTTTGGATTTTATATTCAAACGGTGCTAGGATAGATATGCATAGAAGTGATTCAGATGAGAGATCTTTTTTGCATAGAGAGATTAGATGAGATATTTGAGATGCAGTTAAGACTGGTCGATATTTCTCTTTACTCATTTCTTTTCTCCCATACTTGCAATGTGCCAATCAGATTTATTAAGAATCATATCTTTTTCATCATCTGAGAGAATTAGACTAGACGCGAATAGATTAGATGCAGAACCTTTTGTCTCCAATCTAGAGATTCTATCTGCATACATCTTAGCTTGATTTTCTAAATGCATAGCTTCTAGCTTATGACTCTCAGCGAGAGTTAGGCATTTTAGACGATTTAATTTAGCTTCTGATAGTTGAGTCTGGACTAGCTTCTCAGGTGTGAGAGTAAAGAGATTACAGAGTTTTGTAAACATATTAGATTTCTCCGTGAATTGCGGCCATGATAAGAACAAAATAGATCTGAGATTCTAGATCTAGCATAGATGGAGATTGGTCTAGATTCATATATTCATCTAGCATAATGCTGAATATATGCTGTGAACAGAAATGGATCGTATTAGTTTTAGCATCTAATATCTCTGCTAGTGCTAGGAATGTTTGTGGTACTTGAGAATACATTTTTAAGAATTTTCCATTTGTGTTAGGAATTTGGCACGATATGACACAGTGCCAAGATGCCAGAGGCAGGGTACCTCCTTGTCTCCTGCGTGTCAAGCCCGGAGGTGATAAGAGTATTGTGAGGTATTGAGAGGATAGATAGTGCTATTTGATATCGTATTGCATAGTATATTAGGGGGTTCAAAAAATGGAATTTAATATTTAAATACCCCTCCTATATTAGCTTATATCTATATCTATACCCCATATAATATACATGTGTGCGAGAGAGATAGGAATATAGATATAGGTGCGAGAATGAGGGGCGAGAGAGACATGTACACCCCCCATCTGGCATTCTGGCATTCTGGTTGTTTTTGCCATATCGTGCCAAATTGCCAGAATGAATGGAATATTAAGAACAATTAAAACAAATGCGATTCTTAATAAGCCATTGGATTTTATCCATAGCAGAATCAGACCTAGAACCAATATCAAACCATGCAGATTCATGTTCAGAATCTGTAGAGAAATGATAGAGCTTATGATTATGCACAATGATGTAATAGTCTAAACCATCATCATCGATACATTCAAAGTCTTTAGTAACTGCCACATCAGATGGAATATCTGATACATTGAAATGACATTGCATACCCATAGGTTTCTCCTAGTATCTAGACCCTAATTAGAATCTATTCCATATCCCACAATATTACATATGGGATACAGAATAAGATTCTATTTAGACTTAGGTTCGTCCTCTACGTACATTTTACGTGCGATACGAATGATTTCATGCATATCGTCAGCATCTATATTATTATCTTCAGCAAACCTTTCTACTGTCAGATAATCATTTAGATATGTGAGATACATTGTTTTAAGTGTTTCACGCATATTCATGTTAATCTCCTAGCCTAGAATCCAAGTGCATCAGAAGAGAGTTCCAATTCTTTAGCTTCTAGAATCTTTTTAGCTTTTCCGAGATAAATACTCATCCTGGAATCAATTGCATCCTCTGGCAAGAATTCACCAAATTTAAGCATAGCTTTACACTTAGGAATCTCAGGAGAATATTTACCCGATGCGAAACCAGAGAACATCCCAGACAATACATTGATTTTATTCTCTACAACTTGTAGCTGTTCAGGAGACAAATCCTCCAATTCTACGCCCCACTTACATGCGACAATAATGAATTCTGCAGCTTGAACAGAATATGTCTCTTTAAACCACTCACTCAAATACTCAGATGTGACACGCGATCCTTTTGCAGATGATTCTAGAAATGCAATGCAAGATGCGATAGAAATATCATCATCAGAAATCTCAGTACATCCGGATTCTTTTCTCTTCTCTGAGATAATTGCATCCCGTGTATCTTCAATCATTGCGAGGATATGTGGCGTAAGCTGGACGATATTCTCAGAGATAACAGATGATTCTAAGAATGGAATAGATACGCAAAGAGATTCAGGCAAATTAGGGCTATATCCGCCATCCTTAGAAGCTTTTGCAATGACACGAGACAAGCGTTGTCCAGAGAGAGGTTTAGACGATTTTGTGAGTGGTGCGAATTGGTGACGATTAGAGTGAGACATGATAATATATTCCTAGTATCTGATGCGATATTGCATCCATTAGCTCACTAGATAACTAATAAGCTAATAGCAGAAATATCATCTAATGGTATCAAACACTGAACTATCCCATGCATATGAGCCAATCTCAGATACAGAATCCAATTGTGCCATATCTGCACCACTCATAACAATCCTCTCTCTCACAATCTTACCCCAAAATCTATCTACGACAATCATCCTCTCAGAGCAATATGGAATCCAAGAATCAGCCTCTGCGAGAGACCAGCAAAAGATTCGAGTCTTATATGTATCACATACTTCATAAGGCGCAATTGCTCTCTTAACACCAATGGCAATAGAATCAATAATCTTACGCATTTTCATTTTAGAATCTCCTGTTGATGGAATATAGGATGATGACACATATTTTAGAATGTATCCAATAGCTTGTAATGCAGGCTATTGGATACAATCTATGCGAATAATTGATTAAGCATAACTAATGCAGTCCTAAACGCATCGGCTTTGTCATCAGTGTAATACTCAGCGATACAGAGTTTGCTTTGTGTACCATACAGATAGAGAACATATTCTTTATATTCTGTATTCCAGTACACATTAACAATTGCACCTTCTAGTGTGTATACCGCTACATTACGCATCATCAATCTCCAATCTATGTGACCTAACAAATCAACCGGACCGATAATCTATAAGCAATTCATGTGCCAACCTTAAAAACAGACCTATGTGGCGTTATTTGTCTTAGATATCCAATCTCAGCCCCATATTCTGACATTATTGTCACATCATACCTAACAAAATTGTCATACAGGGTGACATATATGTCATATCATCATATGGATTGTCATATCATAATGTGATATATGTCCATAACCTATATGCATACACAGTATCTATAGCCTATATGCAGTATGCATGTATACAATATATCCTATGCTATATACAATCTACCAATATATAGGAGGGTATAGGGGCCTTTTTATGATCTTATCCTGGCTCTATCCTA